AAAAAAAAGGAACTGCAAAAAGCCGTCGTGTTAGCCAGCGCTGGATTATGGAAAACATGACCGTTGGACAGGCTGGATTAATTTTGCGGCTGTTGCGTGAAAAGAAAGAGACACAGCAGCAATGGGATATTCCGCTGCCGCAGCGTGAATTCTTCGGCCTGAATAAAGCCGATGTGCAGGACATTACGAACCATCTTATTAACGACATTTTGAACGACGTGCGCAAAGCTGCGTAAACAGGAGCCACCATGGCAACACCATCGATCAGTATTAATCAACAGAACCTTAGCCAGGGCGGAAATGCAGAAGTTGAACGCCGCGTACTGTTTATCGGCCTGAATCAGGAGAACGCTGATAGTGCCGTGACAGATACCGCCGCCGCCACCATTCATACAATCGGCGCGGCCACCGATCTGGACGCCATTCTGGGCGACGCAGACAGCGCGCTGAAAATGCAGATCAAAGCAGCACAACAAAACGTGGGGCCAAACTGGACCGCGTATGTTGTGCCACTGTATTCGGCCCTGGGTGACGGCGAAACCGGTACGCCATTTTCGGATTGGGAAGCGGCGCTGGAAATTGCGCTGGGTCAGCCGAATAACATTTACCCGGAAATGGTGGTTCTTACTGACGCAGTAACGACCGCCGCGCAGCTTGCTGCAATGCAGGCAGCAACAACCAACGCGATTAATACCTGGGCCAAGTACATCACTATTCATGCGCCAGTAGCGGGCAACAGTGGCAGCACCTGGGCGGCGTACATCACAGCAACTAAAGCCATTCTGGATGCAAACACTTATGACCGGGTGCATCTGGTACCGCAATTAATGGGTACCAATCTGGGCGTGGTTATTGGCCGCCTGTGCAGCGAGTACGTGAGCATCGGTGATAGCCCCATGCGGGTTAAAACCGGAGCAGTGGCCGGGTTGGGCGAAATTCCCGCAGACAGTGATGGTGTGGCGCTGGAGCTGGATCATTTGAAAGAACTGGCGAACGCCGGTTTCAGTGTGCCCTGGTGGTACCCGGATAAAGACGGCATTTATTGGGCTGATCATTGCAGTCTTGATGCTGAAGACGGTGATTTCCGCGTGTATGAAAACCGCCGCGTTATCGATTATGTGAGCCGCCGCCAGCGCCTGCTGATGATTAATCAAATCGGTAACCGCGCGTTTAATGCCAGCGCCAGCAGCACAGCGTATTACGCCGAACACTTTATGGCCCCGGTACGTGATGCGGCAAAAGCGGTACCCATTAACGGAGAGCCTGCAGCGGGGCTGGTGCAGGAACCTGAAGACGGCGACATGGTTATCACATGGACAAGCACCACGGAAGTTGTGCTGGCAACCAAAGTGGCGCCAAAAAACAGTCCGAAAAAAATTACCAATTACATCAGTCTTGATCTGAACCGGCTGGAGAAATAGCAATGAGCGGACAACGCATCAGCGGCAAGTCGTTTGACGTGCGCATTATGGGTTATCTGGTGCATGTAGAAAGCATGACGCTGGATATTGAAGACAACACCACCGTAGCAAAAAACAAAGGTGTTCCTGCTGGCTTTATCGAGGGCGACGTAGCCGCTAGTGGTGAGTTGGTACTGGATATTTCGCAGTTTAATTTGCTGACGACTGCCGCAGCGGCTGCAGGAAGTTGGCAGGAACTGCCACCGTTCCCGATTCACACCTACGCGGTGGGCGGCGGTGCAGTTGCCGAGAATATGGCGGTGTATGCAGACGGCTGCAAAATGAAAATTTCGAGCCTTCTAAACATCGATCCGACCAGCACGGATAAATCCACGGTCACGATTCCGTATGACGTAACCGGTGAAGACTTCGTGAAAATTAACGGCGTGCCTTATGTGAAAGGCTCCGGTTTCGGCCTGATTTAAGGGGGCATTATGAACGTATCAAACCGCAATCTTGCACTGGCCGTCCGGGCCACCATTGAACAGGCTTTGTCTCGATTTAATCTGCCGGATTCAGAAGCCGCTGTGCGCCTGCTGCTAATGATATCCGCCCACGAAAGCGGCATGTTTTCATTCTGCCGCCAGGTGCGCGGCCCGGCATTGGGGCTGTTCCAGATGGAACCGGCGACCTATGAATTTTGTATTGAGTACCTGAGCCGCACCGGGAAATTCCCGACAGTGCCGCGCAAATGCATGCCAGCGCGACTGGTGACCGATTCTGTATTGGCTGCGGCAATGGCGCGGGTATACCTGTTTTCAAAACCGGAGCCATTACCAGAGGCCGACGATCTGCAGGGGCTGGCAGTGTACGCAAAACGCCACTGGAACACAGAAGCCGGTGCCGCCACGGTTGATGACTACTTAAAGGCGTATATGGAAGCCTGGGGAGCAGCAGAGGGGAGCGCAGCATGATTCAGGCGATATTCAATTCTCTGACATGGAAATTGTTGGTTGATGCCATCAGTGCTCTGATTGGGCGGATTGGTTGGAAAATTATTGTGGAACGGTTGATTACACGCCTGGTGGTTGCCGGGCTGCGGAAACTGGCAAGTATGACGACCAATAAACTGATGAAAGAAACCGTGGAAGAAATCGTAAACCAGTTGTTGAAAGACGGGCTGAAAAAAGCGCGGGAATAGCGGGGGCGTTATGGAATTAAACGAGGACAGGCTGGAAAAACTCGTAAAGAAAGCCGCCGAGGATGGAACCAATAACGCGCTGGCGCGGCTGGGATTCGATACCGAAAACCATCTGGAAGCGCAGAAAGACATGGCGTTTTTACGCCAGCAGCGGCAGGCCAGTGAAAAGGTGGCCGTGGTTATTCGTCATTCGCTGATCGGTGTGGCCATATCTGGCATGGTCAGTTTAATCGTAATTGGCGTGCAACACGCGCTGAATAAATAACAGGAGCCGAACATGGCAGATGCACAAGGTAAAAACATAACCCTGAAAGTGGGTAACGATGAAATCCGTTTTAAGGTGGACATGCTGGCGTTTAACAGTTTTCAGAATGAAATGATGCCTGATAACAAAGTGGCTCCGGCGAATAACTTTCTGATGCGCACTGTACACCCGGAAGATAAAAAGGTGCTGGAAGGGTATCTGGATCAGGGCTATGCCATCGATCTGGCTGGTTTTGTTTCAACCGAATTTAAGCCGGCGCTGGAAATCTCGGTAAAGGTATAAGCCGGGGCGTTAAGCGTCTGCGTGATGACAGACTTGCGCAGGCGCTGATACTGGCTCGGCTGATTTGGAAGACGGAAAGCCCAACGGATGAAGAAGTAATCAGTGCCGTTTGGTTGTACAGCAATACCATGGAGCAGATCAGCGATATGGTGGCGGCGGGTATCGGTAAAGCATTTGCGAAAAAATAGGCCGGATTAATCAATGAATGTTTCAGCGTTGCAAAAATTAATGTTCACGGTGGGCATGACGGATAACGTCAGCAAACCGCTGAGCAGGATTAATAATACGCTGACCGGCGTTAAGAAAAACGCAAATGCCGGGTTTGATTCTATCCGTGGCGGTGCCTTCGGTTTGGGGGCATCTTATCTTGCGATAGAAACTCTGATGAAACCGGTGTACAGCATGGAAGCAGCGCTGGGCGAAGTACGATCGTTGAGCGTTGCAGAAAAAGAGCTGCAAACGCTGAAGCGTACAGCGCTGAGCTTTTCCATTGCCTATGGTGAGAGCGCCACCGATTTTGTGCGTTCATCCTATGACATCCAGTCCGCTATTGGCGGGCTGGTGAACGGCGAACTGGCCGCGTTCACAGAGGCCAGCAATATTCTGGCAAAGGCCACCAAGGCCGACGCGGCCACCATCACAAACTACATGGGCACCATGTACGGCATCTTTGCCGACTCCGCCAACAAAATGGGCAAGGCGCAGTGGGTGCAAATGCTCACAGGCCAGACCGCGCTGGCGGTGCAGATGTTTAAAACCACCGGGCAGGAAATGTCAGGTGCGTTCACCGCCGTAGGTGCCAACGCCCAGGCGGCAGGTATTAGTCTGGCAGAGCAGATGGCGGTGCTGGGTACGCTGCAGGCGACCATGAGCGGCAGTGAAGCCGGTACAAAGTACAAGGCATTTCTGGCCGGTGTCGGCAATGCGCAGAAAGCGCTGGGCCTGCAATTTACGGACAGCAGCGGGCGAATGCTGCCAATGCTGAATATTCTGGACAAACTGAAGGGCAAATTCGGGGAGTCATTAAGCGTTGCAGAATCTGACACACTGAAAAAAGCCTTCGGCAGTGACGAGGCTGTCAGCCTGGTTAAGTTGCTGATGAATCAGACCGACGGACTAAACGCCAGTATTACGAAACTGGGCCGCAATACGGGTATGGATAATGCCAGGGATATGGCAAAAGCCATGGTAGACCCGTGGGATCAATTTCAGGCAGTAACGGAAGGCGTGCGCATTGCATTTGGTAGTGCGCTTTTGCCTGCGGTGAATGACGTGCTTAAAAGCCTGACCGATGGTTTAACGATGGTGATGGGATGGACTCAGGAATTCCCGCACCTGACAAAGTGGATTGGGCTGGCAACGCTGGGAGTATTGCTGTTGGGCGGTGTTGTTGGGGCTATGTCTATCATCGTTGGTGTAGCACGGGCTGCATGGGCTGGGTTGTTGGCGGTTAAAATGGCAGGCCCGGCGATATGGATGGCCCTGACTTTTGCGGGTGGGAAATTAATATCGGCGTTATCGTTTATGCGGATCAAGCTGTTACAGCTGATATTCACGTTTGTGATGGGGTCTGCGCCTTTATGGGCCACAGTGCTGTTAATCGGATTAATCGTCGCAGCCGTAGTAGCCGGTATTTATTACATGGGTAAGTGGCTGGGGTGGTGGGATAAGATCGCTAATTGGCTGACAACAAACACCGACTGGGGCGAACCACTATTAGCCTTTTTTGATAGCTTATTTTCGGCTGTCGGTAATCTGTTCAGCAGCTTTGATAACCTTGCAGATTTTAAGTTTGACTGGTCAGGACTGGATACGCGGATATTCGATATTGTCGGCGATAAAATCAATGGACTGATTGATAAGCTGAAGAACTTGTTCAGCTTTGACTTTGCCAATTGGTCAGCTGATTTCAGTTGGTCAGATTTAAATCCATTCTCTTCGTCATCAGATATTCCGGAAGTGGACGCTAACAGTACGGTTTCTTATGTGCCCAGTGCGCGGGAGTCGGTCGTTGGCATGATGAAAGGCAGTGGCGGAAACCATTGGGGCGGCGTTGTCATTAACGCTGAAAACGGAATGTCACCAGCTGATCTTGAACACTGGTCAATGATGCAGGGCGGATAATGGCTAAGTACATCGACCTGAAAATAGACAATGACGACATAAGCACAGATGCGGCCGGTCAGCCATTGCTTGTGACTGACCGTGACGTGATTGCCCAGGATGTTAATCACGCAATCCGTGAAAGCGGGTTCTTAACTGATATCATCGGTGAAAGGAATGCCCAGAAACGGGCGCTTATTCGTAAGAAAATGCGCATGGTGATCGAAGGTGATAACCGGATTATTCCGGGTAGCAGTATCGTAAAAGAAGCCATGACGAATACAAAAACCATCAGCCTGACAATATCTGCCGAAACAGAGTTCGGGCCTGTTACTGTGGGGGTTTATTGATGGGGGATATTAACCGGACAATGCTGAACGATACTCAGCAATTTTTTTATGACCGGGCAAAAGAAGCCGGTATTCCTCTGACGCAGAACGAGATTGAAACCGAGTTTCAGAAAAGCGCTGATACAGAGACTCTGACGTTTAATAACAACAGCGCCTTTTCACCATTCTGGCGATTTCTGCGTTCAGTTGCTGTGTATCCATTCCAGCAGCTGATTGCGTTTGTTATCACGAGCGTGATGCCGAATCTGTTTCTTAAAACAGCGGAAAAGCAGTATTTGAATCTTATTGGCTGGAGCAGAGACGTAGAGCGTAAAGGTAAAACCGCTTTGGTCGGTGTTATTACTTTTTACAGAATTAATACCGGAACAAGCCTGCCGGTAGCGGCCGGTACCGTCATCAAAACACCGGCCATAGGTGGCAAGGTTTATCGGGTAGTCACAACGGAGGAAGGTGCTTTCGGTACGGATGACGTAAGTATTGTTATACCGGTTAAAGCCGAAAAAGAAGGAGCAGAATACAATCTGGCAGCCGGATATTTTACGTCACTGGAAACCCCTATTACCGGTATCACCGGGGTTACCAACGCAGAAGGCTGGATCATAACACCAGGCGCAGATGATGAAGGTGATGAAGATTATCGCCAGCGGATTCGCGCACGCTTTTCGGCATCTTCAGACTGGCATGTAACTGCCGTTTACAAGTCGATTATTGCAGAGCAGATCGGGATTGAATTCAGCCGCATTCATATTGGTTATAGCGACGCGCCACGGGGGCCGGGCAGCGCGGACGCTTATGTTCTGTTCGATGATGGCGTAGCAACCGGCCCATATCTGGATACGGTTAACGACTATATCGGCGGTCAGGGGTTTCACGGTCTTGGGGATGATTTGCAGGTTCAGGCTTTTCCGGAAACACAACATGATCTCAGCGTAATACTGCATGCAAGAGTGGGCAGCAGTAGTGCGGATATGGATGCAGCACAGGCCGTGGCAGAGCAGATTATACGCTGTGCATTCCGCCAGAATTCAGCGTATGACGTTGAAAAAACATGGCACTACAGGCGCTTTTCTATGGCGAATCTGGCGGCAGAAATTATGGCGCTGGTGCCTGCTCTTTCGTCGGTTGAGTTTTCAGCGGGCGATATTGTAAGCGCAGCCACCATTCCCCGCCTGCAGTCACTGACGCTGACCATAGCGGAGGATGCTTACGGATGAACAAAGTGAATCTGCCGTTCTGGCTGAATGGTTCTGGTAATAAGGCGGATGCCAGGGGATTTTCCGCTTTTATCAGTGCCTGGTGGGCAAAGTGTGAAGCATGGCTTTCATGGCCGCTCAATATTTTAGCCGTTGAAAATGCGCCATTGTTCATGGTTGATCTTTTGGCGGATGAACGCGATGTTCAGCGCTTTACAGGAGAGCCAGAGGAACTTTACCGGCTGCGGGTTAAATATGCATACGCTAACGTCAAAGACGCGGGCACAGTGGCCGGCTTTAAGGCTATCTGGCAGCGTCTGGGGTTGGGGGACGTAGAAGTCTCTGAACGGGTAGATAGTTGGGATTGGGATATTGTGCTGCTTACCGTTGAAGCGCAGCAAATAGCTGACAATGCCGAACTGATGAACCTTCTTATTGAAAAGTATGGCCGCACGTGTCGGCGCTATTACTTAGGTACAAAGGCAGATATTCAAACGTTCGTAGCATCATGTGTATTCGATTTCGCAACAACAACAAGCAGTGCAGAAAGCACCTTTGATGGCGTTGTTCAGATACTGGTTTATTTGAAAGACGGCGATACAAAATTTATAGACGGTGGGTTCTATATGACAGACAGCACCGGCAGCCTTTATACAGGAGCTTAATAATGGTTCAGCAGATTGATTTAAGTCAGGCTCAGTATCTGGATGAGTTGCCGGACGGCGCGGAAGTTGGAATGGCTTGCCGGACGGTAGGTGGTGAGTGGTTCTTTCTTAAAAGTAATGCCCTTGATAGGAAACTAAATGAAATTCTAACAATGGATGATGATGTACATTTTTTCTGGTCATCAGAAGATCCAGCAAGAATAAATAAGATTAATGAATATAATTTTTCTTCGAATAAGATTATTAAATATGCGTCAGTAGATGGCGTGAATGTTGTAGATGGCACAATTGGTTTCAATCCTAGTGGGCAGATTATAGCTAAGTCATATAATGACGAGTTCAGGATATCAATATTTACAATTGTCAATATCGGGGGGGCCATAAGCGATACCTTTTCAGCTTTTGGAACTGCCGGGGGTAATGAATTTTCATTTGCTATTCTAAATTCCGGCAAGGCTTATTCAAGCCTTAGAGCGCAAAATAACAGTACTGTATACACAGGACAGTTAACAATTGATTTAACTTCTGGTTGGCATTATTTCTATGTGGAGGTTACAGGGACTTTATCAGGTTCGGAGATGAGATTTTTTCAAAACGGTTTTCAGATTTCTTCTATAATATCAAGTAATTATGGAGTAAGAATTGGAAGTGGAATGCAAGAAATAAAAAATAAAGTCGGATCTGTTTGCTCAACATTATATGTAAGAATGACAAAGCACTTGTCTCCGGAAGAACAGTTGTTTTTGTTTAATAAGTTTAAATCAGAAAACGGAATCGCATAGGTATTGATATGTCAGCAACAGTAACGATGGCGGGCGAAGCATTTATAAGTGATGTGGCCTCTGGCAGTGTAAATCTGACCTCAGGCTTTGCTGATACGATATTGATCACGTATATCGATGATTTAGACGTAACTCAGACACCGGATGTTATACAGTCTGTGCCGGTGGATATTTTACACTCTGCACCTGTTGATAGATCGGGCTTGAACGGTGACAGCGTGGCGGTTTTCAATGCACTGCTGCGCAGTGATGTTGGCGATTTTTCATTTAACTGGCTGGGCTTATACAACAGTGAACATAATGTACTGATTGCTGTTGCATATGAACCAACACAACAAAAGTGGAAAACAGACGGTCAGCGCCTGGGTAATGTGCTGAATAAGGCCTTCGCACTTAAGATTGCTAATGCCGGAGCTGTTACCGGTATTACCGTAGACGTTGAGAGCTGGCAGGTTGATTACCATGCGTATGTTATGCAGGCGCTGCAAGCATCACAGGCTGCTGAACACAATTCAGAACAGGCATTAGAAGCGGCCACGACTGCTGAGCAGAATTCAGCGAGTGCCGTTCAGACGGCCAGCTCTGCTGCGCAAGAATCATCCGAAGCAAAGCAGTTAGCAACAGAGGCTTCTCAAAATGCCAATGAAGCGGTAAATGCTGCAAATACTGCCAGTAACGCAGCAACAGTAGCAAGTAACGCAGCGGTAACAGCAAGTGACGCTGCATCCAGTTCTGCCAATAATGCGCAAACCGCTGTAACAGCAGCCAATAATGCAGCGGCAAGTGCTGCTGAATCTGCAACCAGTGCAGGCGCAGCAGCAACAGCAGCAAGTAATGCTGAAAATAGTGCCGCTGAAGCACTGAATGCTGCAAATTCGAAGATGAATTCTGATTTGTCGAATGTCTCAATTCAAAGCCATGATGTAAGGAGAATGTTGGGTATTTTTACGGCGAGAATAGGATCTGACAATGCAGTTTTAGAAACGGATTTTGAGGGTTTGACGGTTTCCGATGTTCCAGGCTGGCCAGTCGGTCAGTTCAGGGTTACACATAATAGCAACCAGCGTGTTAAGTTCGCGTCAGCGACAGTTAAAATTAGCAGTTATGATCAAGATATCATTGCTAATATGCTGGCTAATGAGCCAAATTATTTTGATATTGTCACTGCAAACACAGCTGGGGATGAGCAGGATTTTGAATTTTATCTGAATTTTATTTTATGATGTGGAATAAAGTAAATCGGTCACTGTCGCCGTGGGTTGTTGATCCAGGAATATGCAATCAACAAAGCGATATTTTGAATGCATTGGTATTGCCGTCGGATATATCAATTATTAGCGGTCTATCAGGGATCGCTAAGAATAGTGCTAAGAACCGGATTTATATTGATGCTGAAAGTATCGGGTTGGATTCAGTCGCTATTTTACCCTGGCATTCTGGAAATAATGACGGTGGCCGAAGTATTTCAGGAAGCCTATCTGCTGAAGCTGCTCAGGATTTATTAGTAAATGCATCAGCCGGTTATCCGGCGATGATCGCTTTTATTATTCCTGCAGATAATGCCGATCAGTTAGCGCAAAAGCTGGCAGCGTTGAATACTGTTATCCCAAGTGTGAAATTAACTCAGGCCATACGCATTGCTGAAGAAACTGCAAAGCATGACGCAGAAAAATTACTGATTCAGGCAGATACAGAAGTTCTGAATACAGTGGACGGGGCATTGCGTGAGGAATACCGCGCTCAGGATTACGTCATCAGTGTATCTGAAGCGGTGGCGAGTGATACATCACCAACAGAGCTACTTTCTGGATTTGCTCAATCCAGAGCGCAGCGTCGCGCAGATCAGGTATCAGGACTTAATTCAAAAAATGGAAGTGTTGAATGGGCTGTTTA